AAGGGAAGAATCTGTAGCAGCTTCTTCTTTTGTGAGAATCTTTTGAAGGCTGTTGTGGGATCTTTGGGGGGCTTTCTTTTTTCTTTTGTTACTTTTCTTTTTTCTTTGTTGTATCCCTCTTCGAGGTCTACTCCGTAGATGGGCCCCCAACTCGTTTTATGAGTGACCCTAATAGGTATTTTATGTGTGTCCCTAAATAGAATTTATGAGTGTACCTAATAGGGAAACATGGGTGTACTTAATTAAGAAACATGAGTGACCTTAATTATTAGAACATTGAGTTAGAGGAGGAGGATGTTTGTCTTATTTGGTCTAGAGACATACCCATAGCTGTTTGAGTGATTGTGTTATTCATGGAGTCACCCCAATCATCTAAGTGGATTCTTAGTAGTTCATCTTGTCTAGATTTAATGTTGCGGTCTTCATCAGCAGACATGTATTCAGTCCAGTAGGAGACAGCACCAGATAGAGCATCTAAGATGTCGTCATGAACTAAGGAGCCTTTGTGACGTGTTATGCGGGACATTTGATAAAAAAGCTGGAGTTTTAATTTTCTTTCTGGTGCTTCATTTGTATTGGATCTGTAGTCTTTTTCTACGACTTTCCTATCAATGATTAAACGGTGAGAGTTCATAACAGGTTCTAAGGTGTCTATGATTCTGAACTCTTTGGTTTTGTTATTTCGTACGTTTTCTACTTGGCAGGGATGAAATTTAGTAAGAACAGGTTTAAGAAGTTCAGCAAACATACCTCCACCGAAGTTTTCTTCAACGATGATGGTATTTACTTTGTGGTCTCTAGCTAATCTGGATAATTTTGTAAGAACAGATTCGTCATAACCACCAACAAGGCCACCTGCATCTGTTACGAATAAGTTTCCATTCAGCATCTTGACAATTGCGTAGCCTGTAGCGTCCTTGCCTTTGCCGGAGGGGTCGATACTCATAACTGAACCTGTGTATTCAATCCAATCTCCGAACTCTTGTGCAGGTCTGTAATATCTGTCTCCATTGAAACCTACACAAGGAAGATCTTGTAGGGAATATTCAGGAGAGTTAGACCATATTATTTTTTCTGGAGCGTGATCAGGGTTAATTGAAGAGATTATTAGGTCAGAAAGTTTAAGAGGGTATCTATCTTGGTCAGATAAGGAGGTATCCAGCATGAACTGGAGGGAGAAACCAGAACGCCCGTAGGAAGCTTCTCTTTCCATTAGGTCTATGGAATTGAATCTATCTGGATCAACAGGATCTTTAGGGCTTACAACCTCATCTAAGAGTCTTTGATGAACTTTAGGAGCAAGTCTGTCTCCATAATTGTTTTTAAGGTTTGGGTATCTAGCAGGCCAAATACAGGTTTCATATCCTCTTTCTTCTAAGGTGAGATATAAACTTTGCTCGGTTTGCGGAGTACCTAGGAAACAAATTTTGCCATTAGGTTTAAGGATTGCGTCAAATTCTTTAACAGCTTCAGAGAGTTTGTCTCTCATAGGTTGAGTGAAGGAGTTATTAGGAACTTCTACGTCATCTGCTACTACTTCATCTGCCCTACTTCCT